TTGCTAGTGCCATTGCCATGGTCTTGATCCCTTCCCAGATACCCCTCGGTGTCCCGAGGGCAGGCGGCGCGCCAACGCCGTCTCAATGTCCACACCCTACCTATCGCAATATCATATGTCAAGAGGATAGGTGGGGATAATGATAATTATTTTCGCGATGCTACATCTTTAATGATAAAGCCCCGCATTTACTGCATTTAAAGCGCTTCGCCGTATTGCCATTCGGCATGCTGGCGCGGCCGCGATGGTTGCAGCGATAGCACTTGACCTCGACAATGGTCGGCAATTTACGGACGGCGCCGCGATAGCGCGCCAAGGCGCCTTCCATTTCGGCGCGCGCTTCGTCTTTCGATAATTTCGGCTTAGGCTCGTCCTCGTGCAAGATGCGGGCAATTTCGATATTGTCGCGCTTAGCCGTTCTAGCCTGCGCGCGCCTTCTTAATTTCGACCAATCGGTTGCCATTGCGCATTTCCTTCTGCCACCACACCGCACAGCGCGTCGATCGCACGCGCTTCCAGTCAATGCCCGCAACCTTGGCCCAATGCCGGACCAAATGCCGCGATACGCCGGCATGAGCGGCCGCTTCCGGCAATGTCATCATTCCGGAAGCCAACATGGCCACGGCACAGCGGCGCGCTTCAGGGTCTTTTCTCATTTACCAAACGGTAAACGGCATGCAACTTTGTCAACAACGCACTTCAGCAAATGCGCAGGAATCGTCCAACAAAACCAACACCTTAGTCCGGTGCGTTGTGGCGACCCCGAAAAAATAGTCTCTGTCGCGCGTCCAAAGTCGCGTGCGCGCGCTCTTCCTTTAAGCGAGCGACTAGCGAGCGCGCTAGGAGCGATAGCGACGAAGCAAGGCCGTAAGGCCTCCAGGTGCGTCGTCAGACAAACCGGCTCTTAATACCCTATCCCCATGCACGCTAATATCGGTAGACCGTCAGGCTACAGCCAAGACGTGGCCGATCAACTCTGCGCCGCCATCGCAGAAGGTCACTCACTCCGCACCGTCTGTAAACGTGACGATATGCCGTCAATCGCGGCCGTGTTCAGGTGGCTTGGAACGTTTGAGCCGTTCAGAGAACAATACGCACGCGCGGGACAGGAGCGGTGCGAGGCCTTCGCGGAGGACATTATTGCTCTTGCGGATGAGCCTGTCGCGCCAAACGACAACGCCGCAGTACAACGTGCTCGCCTCCGAGTAGATACTCGCAAGTGGCTCATGTCTAAGCTTGCGCCGCGCAAATACGGTGACCGTGTTGAGCACGTCATCAAGTCGGGCAATGCGGCAGACCTTACCGACGACGAACTCGCCCGCATCGCCATGGCAGCCGCCCCAGCGCTGCTGCTGACTGCCGCTCCTGTTGAGGAAAACTACCCAGAGCCTACCCAGCACACCGAGGCCAAAGACAAAGCCTAACCGCATCAACGGCTTAGGTGCCTGTTACCCTCAGTCATCGAAGGAGCGGTAACCAACCCTATTCCTGCCAGCACACGGCCCCCCGGAGTATCCGGAAACAGGCCGGGGGGCCACAGTGTCTTGTACGTGTACCTCCCCTCCCCCCCACTGCCGTCCTCTGACCCACAAGAGCTTCTTCCTCTCATTTCCTGCCGTTGTGGGTCAGCGGGGTACCGAGGACGGCCGACCGCTTTTGTCTTGTGCTTCTGACTTCCGCTGTTTGCCTATTGGGCTGTTGGTGAGAGAGTGTTGCGGTTAGCTTCGAGCGCGAGCGAGATGCGGTTCGGTCTCCGCCTGGCGGTTATTGTGGTTGGTGTTCTTGGTTTCTGTGGTGATACCTGTTGCAGTTTGGGTGGGTTGTTGTCGCTTGCGGCCCGGGCTTTGTTCAGCTTGTTCTAGGGGCTGTTGGGATTGGCGAGTTGGTTTGGTTGGTGGCGGCAAGCGCAAGGGCAAGTGACATGGGACGGCGGCACCAGGATCGAGTGGATGACTACGGTGCGCCCTTGTATGCGGAGTATTTGCAGCGGCAGGTTGACGAGGCGGTAGCGGTTGTTCGCAACACGCCGGCAACGAGCAAGAAGCGCGCGCGGCCTGATTACGGTTTTGGGCTGATGCTGGCGCATTGGCGGCGAGTGCTGAAGGACGGCGATGAGTGAGCCGGACGATTTTGACGATCGCATGCGGGCGATGTTTCGGAAGTGGAACATCGAGTCGGAGTTGCGGCGCGCGGATGTGGCATACGAAGACTTCGTGGAACGGCAGTTTTGGCTTGCGGATGCGGCGCGGCGTTATGTGCGGTATTACGAGCGGCGGTTGCGGCGATGAGCGAGGTTGTTGGCGAGGGCGTGAGTGGGTTGGCTGCGGTGCAGATGCTGCAGCATCGCAGAGCCGTTCGCAGATCGTTTGCGGCTTGGTGCCGGCATCGCGGGTATGAGCCGGCGTTGCATCATCGGCTTATAATAAGGAGTGTGGAGGAGTTTCTGGTTGCTGACGATCAGGTGCTGCTGATTTTTGCGCCGCCGGGGAGTGCGAAGAGTTCGTATGCGAGCGTGTTGTTGCCGCCGTGGTATTTGGCCAACCATCCGCGCGACGGGATATTGTTTGCGACCCACAGTGTTGAGTTTGCGGAGCGGTGGGGACGGCGGGTAAGGAATGACATTGCGGTTGAGTGGAAGACGCTGGGGATTGCGTTGAGTGAGGACAACAAGGCGGCGGGGCGTTGGTCACTGCAGAGTGGCGGCGAGTATTACGCGGTCGGTGCGGGGACCGGCATCAGCGGGTACCGCGCCGATCTGGCGATCATCGATGACCCGTTTGGTAGTCGCGAGGATGCGTATTCGGAGACGGTGAGGAAGGGGCGGTGGAATTGGTATTTGGACGACTTCAGTGCGCGCTTAAAGCCGGAGGCCAAGCGCATATGCATCGCCACGCGATGGCACCAGGAGGACATCAGCGGGATGATCCTCGAGCAGATCGAGAAGGGGCAGATCCGCGGGCGGGTGATTTCGATCGCGGCGATTGCGGAGGAGGATGATTGTTTGGGGCGGGCGGTGGGCGAGTATCTGTGGGACGATCCGCAAGGGTATAACTACGGCGAGTTCCTGCGGGCGCGGCAGCGGGAGACGAGTCCCATGATGTGGTCGGCGTTGTACCAGCAGCGGCCGGCGCCGGAGGAGGGCGATTACTTCAAGGCGGAGTGGCTGGTCGAGTGCGAGGACAGCGAGATCCCCGAGCGCGAGCGCTTGGTGGTGTACGGCGCGAGCGACTATGCGGTGACGGCGGACGGCGGCGACTACACCGTGCATGTGGTGGTCGGCATCGATCCGAACGGGCGGATGTATCTGCTGGATGTTTGGCGCAAGCAGGCCGGGGCGGACGAGTGGGTGGAGGCGTTCTGCGATCTGGTGAAACAGTGGAAGCCGATGGCGTGGGCCGAGGAGCAGGGACAGATCCGGGCCGGCGTCGGTCCGTTCCTGGATCGGCGGCAGCGCGAGCGCAGTGCCTACGTGGCGCGCGAGGGGTTTCCGACGCGGGGGGATAAGAGCGTGCGGGCGCAGTCGATCCGGGGGCGCATGGCGCTCGACAAGCTGTACGTGCCGCGGGCGAGGAAGTGGTGGCCGGTGCTACGGTCAGAACTGCTGACGTTCCCGGCCGGCAAGTACGACGACCAGGTCGACGCGCTTGGTTTGTGCGGCCAGTTGCTCGACGTGATGGTGGCGGGGCGGGAGGCGAAGGCGACCAAGAACGTGGTCAACATCGGCTACCGGCGGCTGGAGCGGCAGGTCGAGGGGTTCAAGACCCTTTAGCGGTACCCGCCAGCGCGGCCGTTCGGCATTGAGCCGCTAGTTCCTCCAATTTATCGGCCATGGCAGCACACTCTTCCTTTGTGGCCAGATATTCCTTCGGCGTGAGATGACTGGGGACGTTTCCGAACTCCTGCAGACGTAGCGCCTCGTCCCAGCTGACCAGGCGTTTGCATGTTGTGCTGTTGTCGAGTTCAAGATGGATGCCGTCCGGGTCGGCACGGACAATCATTCCGCCGTGCTCGTGGAACAGTCCCGAGATGGCGATAGCGCCAACCCGCGCCAGTGCATGGTCAATCGCAAAGGGCGTCTTGTCGACGATTACGACGGTGTGATCTTGCTTATTGAGTTTCAGTTCGACTAGGTCATGCACGTCGATGCCCCATTCGTGCTCGACCAGAGCCAGATCGCGGGCGAGCTTCTTGTAAAGCTTCTGCCAGTCTTCATAGCAATTGGGCATGGTCATCGGCCAAATCCTCCGGGGGGAGCGGTGACCGAGACATTATATATAGGTGTGTGTGAGAGGCTAGTGAGGGGGGCCCCGCCGAGGCGCTCCAGACGCCCATATATAAGGAACGCGCGCGCGCACGCGCGTGCTCCTAAAACGAACCAATGTCAAGAGGGCTGCTGACGCGGCCCGCCGAGGGTCTAAGCCGGCGTTCGGGCGGGTGGGCCCAGCCGCGCCAGGTGGCAGGTTAGTACGATAGCGGACGTTTAGTCACCCTATCCATTGGCTTGGCGGTTGCGCTCCGGATAGGGGCCGAGGCGATCGGCGAGCAACTTCCGGACCTCTGCGTCGGCTTGCATCGTCAGTTCCCAGGCCTTCAGCATGGCGCGTGCCCGCTCGACCACGAACATCTCTCTGGGTATGCGGGTCTGCGCGATCCAGCGCCCGTAGAGTTGGATGTGCAACCGCTCAAGATCGGAAAGCATGGGTCCGATCATAGCACAAGGTGCGTGAGGCGACCCCGCGGCTCCTCCCCGCTTGCGCGAGGGCTTTGGGACCGCCTCCACGGAGGCCCGGCGGGCCGGTATGTCTTTCGACACCCGGTATCCCACCGATGTAACGGTGTCTGCGTCGTTGGCCCTCTAGAACGGCCTCAGCAGCCTGTACGTTACGCCTGCGGACGGCCACGCCGTTTAGGCCGTGGGGTCAGTCTACCTGAGGGTGCGTTGTTCCTCAACCGGCACCAGCCGACCGTGCCAGCGTTAAAGCCATCTGCCTCGGAACAACTGGGCGCCGGCTAAGCCGTCGGCGTCCCCTTTGGAGTATCCCCATGGCTGAAGAAAAAACCGCCACGCCCAAGGAAGCAGTGCCCGACACTGCCGACACTATCGTCACCCGCATTGAGGACTACGTCGCCCGCATGCACACAGCCACACCCTCTGGGATAGAGGCCATCCAGGCCGAAATCACCACCGATCTGGAGAAGCTGCGCGCCACCGCGCCGCCACCCGATCCGCCGGCCGCTCGCGCCAGCAAGGCCAAGGCCGACGACGAAGAAGAAGAGGAGGAAGACAAGCACAGCAAGGGTAAGCGCAAATGACAACGATCACTCACAAGACAGCCAAGCACGAGGACGAGGACGAGGACGAGGACGAGCATAAAGGCAGCAAAACAGCGGAAACGCCGCAGCCGCTCGCCGCCGACACCACCACCACCATCGCCGTGCGGATGACGAGCAATATCGCCAGGATGATCGGCACCAATCCGTCCGGCATCGTGAGCCTGCAAAGCAGCCTGACGACCGACATGAAGGCGCTGCGGACCCTCGGTGGCTTCTAAGAGGCAAAGGTCAAGAACCGTGCCGCCAGTCATACTCAAGATTGATAGCGATGCGCCTGCGCTCAACCTGGCGCCCGTCCAGTTCCGCAACTGGGACAGGCCCGGCATTGCCATCCGCGCCGACAAGGCCGCGCAGCACGCCTCCAATCTGCGGCTGATAGCGGATGGGATGACCGCGACCGACCGCCACTACGCCGACTACCTGCGCCGCTTTGCGGGACAGTTGAGCCCGGAGGTCGTCAAGACCAAGCAGTTGGCCGAGGATAAGTCGGAGTTGCAACTCCCCGACGACACTCAGGGACAGGTCGAGGGAAACACCTAGATGGCCGGCGCCGCCGTCATCGCGTTCGCAGGGGGCAACAGCCCGGTTCCGCAGCCGCAATACGGCGGCGAGGACACCTTTGAGGACGACGGCCGCTATTTCACCATCAGCAAACTGCGCCGGCAATATCTCGACTTTCTCGGCAGCAAGTCGTCCGAGATCTATGAGCAGAAACAGGCCCGCCGCTACGACTCGGGCGATCAATGGACCAAGGAAGAGATCCGCAAGTTGAAGGAGCGCGGCCAGCCGGTGGTCACCGTCAACCTGATGCACCCAAAGTACAACGCCGTCGTCGGCATTACCGAGCGACTGCGGCAAGACCCGAAATGCTATCCGCGCACGCCGCAGCATCAGCAAGGCGCCGACCTCGCCACCGCGGTCCTGCGCTTTGCCCTCGATAGCAATGACTGGAAGGGCAAGCACCCGCGTGTCGCCCGCTTCGGCGCCGTCGACGCCATCGCCGGCATCGAATATGACCTCGAGCAGGGCGATCACGGCGATCCCGACGTGCGCATGCACATCGTCTATCCCGACACCTTCTTCTACGACCCGCGCTCGTTCGACGAGGGCTTCACCGACGCCCGCTTCATGGGTGTCAGCAAGTGGGCCGACCCGGAACAGGTCAAGGAGATCTTCCCGGACAAGTCAGACGAGATCGACAGCCTGATCGAGCAGGGCAGTGACCTCACCCAGGACAGCGATCGCGAGATCATCTGGGCCAACTCCACGCAGAAGCGCGTGCGCCTGGTCGATCATTGGTACATCTGCGACGGCGAATGGCGCTGGTGCGTCTATATCGCCAACACCAAAATGGACGAGGGCAAGTCGCCCTATACCGACGAGCGCGGCAAGACCTTTCCCAAATATCGCATGTTTTCGGCGTCGATCGACCAGGACGGCGATCGCTACGGCTTTCACCGGCAGTGGAAGGACAACCAGGACGCCTACAACCACGACCGCTCGCGCAT